TATCCAAACAAATTGTATACATTACGAAACAGTTTGAGAAAAAGCCAAGAGGATATGGCAGAATTGTTAAATATATCACAATCTGAATATTCAAGATTAGAGAAAGGTAAAAGACGATTAGGCGTTCATGAAATGCCTTTAAAAAAATATTTTATAGATAATAATATAATGTCTGATGCCGATAGTTTAGTAGAAACAGCTACTGCAAATATTATGGGTAGTACCTATAACGATAAACATTTTGATAATGCATATGAAAATGGAAATAAAATGTTGCCTGTTTATGGTACACCTTTATTGAGCGGTGGTATTAAATGGACTGAGGAAGCTGTTAATATGATTGATAGAGTGCCATCACTAAAAGACAATGCCCAAGCATATGTTGCCTGTGTATCAGGTGATGATATGAAGCCTAGACTGTTTAGGGGGTATAAAGTAATTTTAGATCCGACTTCAACACCAAATCCAGAATCATTAGTGTTAGTTGAGTTTAAATCAGAAAAAAATGTAAGATATTTTAGAGAGTTTGTTAGAAGTGATTCTGATAAAATTGTTCTAAAAAAATATAATCCAGAAGTGGAAAATGAGTATAAACACTCTGATATTACTAAAATCCACAATGTTTTTGGGTTAAGAACATAAAAAAAAATAATTAGGGGTTTACATTATGCGTGTTTACCCCTAATACTACTCGCATGAATACACATAATTATGCGAATGAGATTAAAACAGATGATACAGAAACAGTTTATGTTCCTGAGTATCTCAAAAATTTTCAACTATCAACGAAGTCTTTAGAAGAACGCCAGAGCAAAATAGGTGGATCTGAGATTTGCGTATTAGCAGGCGGTGATGAAGAAAGGCAAGATAAATTATATGCTTTAAAAGCAGGGCATATAAAGCCTGATGATTTGTCTACAGTCTGGGCAGTTGTATCTGGTTGCGCTACAGAAGATTTAAATCTTGCATGGTTTGAGTTTAAAAATCAGGTTGAAGTTATTAATCAGCAAATGGTTTTAACTTCTAAAAAATATGATTTTATGCGTTGCACATTAGATGGCAGTATAAACAATTACAAAAATCGTCAGGCTGTTATAGATGCTAAGTTTACTCTGGGTTATAAAAAAGCTGATGAAGAATATTCAGATGTAATTCCAAGATTAATTAAATACTATACTCCACAGCTTTATTGGAATGCTTACCTATTAGAAGAACATACTAATAGATCAGTGCCTTATGGCATTCTAAGCATACTCAGGGGCGGTAATGAGCCATCATTCCACGAAGTTAAGATAGATAAAGATTACCAGTTAGAGTTAATTAATATAGCTAAAGATTTTATGCATTGCGTAAAGAATAGCTTACCATACAACATTCCAGATTTTGTAGAACCGCCAGTGCCTGTTCAAGATAAAGTGCCTGTAGATATGACTACAGTAAAATCTAAATTAAATTGGAAAAGACACGCGGACACATGGTTACAAACTTATGGTGCAAGACAATCCTGTTTAGAAGCTGAAAAAGCATTAAAAGATTTAGTGCCAAAAACTGCATCAATTGCATTTGGTGATGGCATAAAAATATCAGTAAGTAAAAATAATAGAAAAAAGATAGAGGTGTTAAATGACTGAGGTAGGTCAAGTATATAAAGCGTTAATAGAATTTAAAAGCCAGATGCCAAAAGTAGAAAAAAGTGGCGTAAATAAAGCATTTGGTACTGGCAATAAATATTCAACACTAGAGGATGTTTTAAAGGTTGTGCAGGGGTTGCATGAATTTAATTTGTTTTTAGATCAAAGAAATATAATTGATAAAGAAGTTGATTTCCCATTGTTAATTACAAGAGTTGTTCATGTAGATGGTAGTTCTACAGAAGCATCTGTAACACCTATTTACATGGATACAAAAAATACTCCAATGCAAAGATTTGGCAGTGCTGACACTTACGCCAGACGTTATGCATTAATAAAAATATTTGGCATTGCTGACATAGATAATGATGGCAATGAACTAAAGAATACTTCATCTGATGGCAATTCCCTCTCACCGCATAGCCAGAAGAAGAAGGAAGCATCATCACCAGATTCCTCCATTTCTGGTGATGGTGACTTAACTTTAGATAGTGAATTAGCATTGGCTAATGATCTAGATTCTTTAAATAAAATTTTTAAAAGACTAGATAAAAACGAGATGAAAAACACAGATATAATCTCAAAATTTAGCAAACGTAAAGCTGAACTAAAAGGAGCAACAGCATGAGTGAAAAACCATTAATAAAATATGGCAAGGATAATAATACAGTAACTATTAACAATAATGATCGCAGGGAAGAAGATTGGCATGATCATAGGCGCGGTAGGTTAAATGTTAATGGCGTTATGTATTACATCAACCTTAAAAATATGAATGCTGAAGATTGGATTGCAGGTAAAATTGTAAAAATGCCTGATGATAAAGCAAAAGAATGGCTTGAAGGCACTCCTGCCGAAACAGAAAAAAAAACTGAAGTAAAAGATCAAAAAAAGAAAGAGGAAGATCTAGATGATGAAATCCCCTTCTAAAAGAATTAAAGAGCGTAAAGATGGTAAGACTATTAGCAATCAAGATGCTAATTCAACACCTAACCAGAACCTGCGTATCAATAAGCATTACATATTATCTGAGCCAGAAATTAGAGCATTAAACGCTATTTATAAACCTGATTCAGATACTGATGCAATTGCCTATGGTGAACCAATTGATAAGAAGATCTTTAATAAACTCTGGATTAAAGGTCTTGTAAGGACTGAAACAAGTTGCCTAGCACCTTTATTAACACCTTATGGGATTGAACGTCTTAAATGGTCTAGAAATGAACTTGATGCAGAACCTGATGATGTACGTTTTGCAAAAGATCCGAAAGTAAGAAATGACAAATGATAATGTAAATAATCCAAGTCATTACACTCAAAGCGCGGTGGAATGTATAGAAGCAATTAAATCAGCTACAGGTAATGGCTTTGCAGATTATTGTCAGGGAAATATCATTAAATATGTTTGGCGTTACAAGCAAAAGAATGGTGTTGAAGATCTAAAAAAAAGCCAGTGGTATTTAAAAGCATTAATTAATTATGAAGAAGAAAAAATGGGCAAAAACAAGATCAACAGCAACACCGCAGTGGGGTAAATGTGAAGAATGTGGCAAAGACTTTATCTGGGGTAATGGCGCAGTTACAATCTACCTTCATGGAGATATGTCGAAGTGTTGGGAATTATGTTCCAACGATTGTGTCGATAAAACAAGCGCAAGACTTAAAGAACTGGAACAGATCTGGGATGCCCTTTGATTTAATACCAGAAGCACAAAAGCAAAAGAAAGATTATACAAAGTTAGCTAATCAATTAAAGGTAAATGAGTTTATAGCACTAACGCCAGATAATGTAATTAAGTCTAATGTACAGTTACAAGGCAGGGCAAGATATGTGCAAAGATTGCTTAGAAAAAATGGCAAAATATCTAGTTATAGAAAAATAACAGAAAATGAATATAGAGTTTACAGGATTAAATAATGCAATTAACAGTTAAAGAGTTAGGTGAGAGATGGTCTATATCTGCTAGGACAATACAGCGCAGATGTAAATCAGGGGTAATACAATCTTTTAACGCAGGAACAGAATCAAAACCTCTTTACCGAATACCCATTGATTTTGTTCTGGCAAGTGAGAGGAATGGACAATGCATAAATTTAAATTGTACCAACGTAAAAAAGGTAAGCAAAAGAATTGGCTTGTTACATGGACAGATCCGCAGGGCAAATCAAAGACAGTATCAACTGGAACGCAAGACGAATTAATAGCTGAAAAGTTTTTAACTGCTTTTAAATCTGCTCATGTTCTAGAAAATGAAATATCTTGCGGTTTGATAATTGGCAAATATTGTTTTGACTTACATAAAAGACAAGCCACATTACAAAACAAAAGAAAAACATTATCACATGAAAAGATATTATTAAAATATTTTGAAAATGCTAATCCTTACGACTTAGAGGAAGCAGTTGATAATTTTACTACTCAAAGGCAAATAGAAGGAATAAGCCAGAATGGTATTGCCAGAGATTTGTCTGTATTAAAAGCATCTTTAAATTGGGCGGTAAGCAAAAAAAGTGGCAGGCTATTAAAACAAATGCCTTACAACGTAGAAGTAGAAAAAGAAGATAATCCAAGACTAAGATGGTTAGAAAATTTTGAAGAAGAACTTTTACTTAATGCTTTAAAAGATGAACCGCTTTATGTAAAATTAACTTTTGGTCTGGCTTTAACTACAGCGCAAAGACTTGGAGCAATTCTTGATATTAAAAAAGGCGGTGTAAGATTTGAAAGTAATAAAATTGATTTTAACTATGGTAAGCCTAAAGGTAAATTAAAAGGCAGATCTATTTGTGAAATTCAAGATTTTATTGCTAAAGAATTAAAAGAAGCATATTTAAGTAGCCAAAGCGGTTATATTGTAGAAAAAAATGGTAAGCCTGTAACAAACTTTTATAATGATTTTTTAAGAGTTAGAAATAAATCTGGTATAGAAGATTTTAGATTCCATGATTTAAGAACTACATGGGCATCTAGAGCATTGCAAAATGGTGTACCTATGATTGAAATAAGTTATCAGCTTGCACACTCTTCTATTAAAATTACTGAAAAACATTATGCTAAATTACCGCAAGCAACTAGACCACACGCAACAGCATTTACTGACAACTTTTATAAAGGAAAGTCGCTTTAGTCGCGCCTGTCGTTAGTGTCGCAAGTGTCGCAGACAGACCATGATAACCTATTGAAATTAAATACTTTTTCTGCCCCTCCCTCCGCCATGAAAAGATATTAGTTTCAGTGGGTTAACACCCTTTTGACAGATTAAAATCTGTCACCTATTTTTTATAGAATTTTGACACTCCGCGAATGGCAAAACTGCTTGCTATCATTGCGCCTAAACCTGCCTGATAAAACGTAGGCATTTTCTCTAAGGCTTCAAAACCATTAGATACAATTTCCCTGCCCCAATCACCACAAAAGCATAAAATTAATGGCACTGAAAAAAGTACAACTAACCATTCATCTTTCCATGAATTAGCCTGATTTTGAGCCATGATCTTTTCCCAATCTGATTCAGAACTCAAGATCTTTGCTTTAGCTTCAGCTTCAGCTACTTTAATTTGATTCTCACCTTTCTGTTTTGCAACCCTGCCTTCAAGAAAAGTAGTGGCTATTTGTCCTATGACATTTATCGCTTGGAACATAAAAACACCTATTTAATAATAATTTAGAAGTATTTTACAACTTTATGCGCATATTTACAAATAAACACTTGTATTAACTTTAAGTTAATATTATATTATAACTATAAACAACTTGTGAGAGGGTAAACAGATGAACAATACAGATTATATATATAAAAGACCAGATGGTGGCACAACACATTGTTATGGCAAAATAGAAGATGATAGCAACTTTGAACTTGTATGTGCTGATGAAGATTATGATGGCATAGCTGATGACGTAGATGCTGAAGAATTAAATACTTGGAAGAAGGTATGTGATTATCTTTATGAGAATTATCGTAAAGATGTAGAAGAAATAGTTAGCTGTTAGGGAGAAAGTAAATGAGTTTAGATATTAGATTTTTTAAAGAAGAAAGTTCTAAGGAACTTAATATTTATGCAGAAGTACATTATATGGTTATCCTAAAAGAAAATGATAAACCATTTAAACTTTTACCTTACCATATTTCTCAATCGTATCCGACTAGAGGGTATAATGTCGCTAAATATTCAGAAGAAGTTAATGTTGATACAATTCTAAGCACTCCATATATGTTTAGAAATAACGAAGGTAAGCATTTTTGGTTTGCCACTTTAAAAGAAGCTAAGAAATTTATTTATAAACAAGTTCAAAAAGAATATGGGGGAGAAAGTAAATGAGTAAAATAGCTAAATGCAAATTGCCTAAAAATCATAAAGATTATTATTATGGTGATGAAGAAGGTAGGCAGATTTACCCTAACCTTTTTAATCACTTGCTATCAGTTCCTAGAGTTGCAATTCCTAAAGAACCTAGAATTTATAAGGTTGGTGGCTTGCCCTGCACTAAAGGTAATAAAGGTAATATAGATGGATTAAGCCATGAAGAATATCGCGCAAGAGAAAAATCTTACTATCAAAAATTTAAAAGAATATGTGATAAAAATAATCTTGGATTTGAAGTTAACGATTACGACCATCCACAGGGTGAGGTTCATTTTGATAAAGATATAGGGTTATGTTGCTTTGTTACTGGTGAACCACATGGAGATTATACAATCTTTGAAGATTGGGAAGGAATGTATCTTACTGTTAAAGAATATTTTGAGGGAGAAAGTAAATGAATTACAATTTAAAAATATGCAAAACTGATGTTAAAATTTATGACATTAACATTGATATAGATTTTGCTGATTTAAAAAGTTGGGTGGATGATACTCAATATGATTATCAGGAATTTCTTGAAATGAATTTCTTTGATGACGATAAAGGTGAGATTGATAAAAGTAAAATAGATACGTCAGAAGAAGAATTTTATAACCAATTTGTTGACGATTATATAGAAAGTTTAGATGTTGATGTTCTTTTCACAGATAATTGTCAAAATCATTCTGAGTATCAATTAGAAAGTGAAGAATGCCAGTTAATGGAAGTGGGGGCAAGTTAAATGACAAAATTAAGATTTGATATAAATATTGTTTTGGATATTAATGAAGAACAAGCGGAAAAACTGGAACTTTATTATGAAGAAAGAGTTCCAGAATTAACTGTTATCAAAAGATTTGGTAAGGGGGATGGTTCTACAGGTTTTTATTTTAATAAAGAATTTGTAGAAGTTTTAAGACAAAAATATATGTATGAAGTTGAGCAAGAAATTAAATCAATTACCACTTAACTTTATTTGCCCAAAATGCCCCAGACATAACACCCCTTTGTATATTGGCTTTGTGTCTGGCTTTAAAAGAATCAGACCTAGCTGTTTTATTTTTGTCACCGCTTACGCCTTGTTGACCAAATCTAATTAACTTTGTTTGATCACCTGATCTAGCTAAAACCATATGGCTTTTAGTTTTATGATCTGGTGTTTTTTTTGGCTTATTAAATCCTGATAAACCAAACCTTTTTAATCTTGGATCTTTATAACTCATCTTTTACCACCTAATGCACTAAAACCAAAGTATGCTCCAACTAATCCACACATACTAATATACTGTGTCATAAGTATACTTTCCGCGCTTTCTAAGCGGTCTGGGGCTACTAAAGTGACTATTGTGGTAATTCCCATTAAAATTATCAAAACCCATGCCATACGCCTTTTATTTACCTGATAAGCAAGTTTATCTGGAATTAGATCATTTTTGTTATTTTCATCCATATTTTGCCTTTCCGAATCAATCCTTGAATCGATGTTTTTTTAGTTTTTTTAACAAAAAGTTGTTAATTTTAAAATCTTTAAGTTACTGATTTTATTCAATAATTAACTTTAAGTTTACTTTTTACATTAAGTATGTTATAATAAAGTATTGATATTATTAGTTTTATATCAATTGTTATTTGAAATAGTAAATAAATTAAACAATCATAAATGGAGAATGATATGAAAAAATGTTTCGTAATTGTTATTGATAAACAATATACTTCAACAATCTTTGGAAAAAAAGTATTCAAAGATAAGACTTCTGCTTTAAGAGAAGTTGAAAAATTAAAAAGTCAAGGCAAACTAAAAGAAGGCAAAACCATTGATGGCTTTGAAAAAACCATTAAAGTTGTGCAAGATGATATTAAATATATTGAAAGTGTAATATAAAAATTAACCCCTGCTTCGGTGGGGGTTTTTTATTGCTGTCTTTCTCCAGTACGCATTTGCTCAGCTAATTCTTTCGCCCTGCCCTTAACCATTTTTGCCCAACGCGAATCTAACATATTTAAACTTGCCATTTTATAGTTCTTATCTTCAAGATCAGAAATTAATCCCACAAATTTTTTAAAAGTTGGGAAGCCTAAATTAAATACCATATTAATTAAACAATCTTTCCTGACTTCATCTAATTCATTAAACCAATAAAAAGTTTCTAATTCTTTTCTTGAACGCTCAATATCATTTTTTAAAAGATATCTGGCTTCATCTTCTGTTATGCCATTATCGGAAATGTTCCTTCCTGCACCCAAAGTTAATTTGTTTGATGTGCAATAATAAGGTTTTAATTCCATACCTTCATGTCTGATTAATTGATCTGCTAAACTTTCCATTTTAGTTTCTTCCTGTATTTTCTATTGTGAATTATTTTTAAAGTTTCTTTCAGAGTTTCTTCTTCTACATTTTTGTTATCAAAAACTCTCAATGTTTTTCTGGTGGTACGAGTCAGTATATTTTCAACAGGCATATAAAAGCACCGCCTTGCGTAAAGACTAACAAGCATACAAAAATCAAAATCATTAACGTCTGGGATTCTTTTGTTACCGCCAAGACCTAACTGAAACTGGTGGTGTAAATAGTTTTTGGTTTTTCGTAGCAATGCGCCTTTTACTTGCACCCTGTAAAAATGATCATCTTTAAAAGCAAAAATATCGATGCCATCCTGCTGACAAAATGCTGTAGAAAAACCTTGTTCCTCTAATGATGCGCCTGCAATGTATTCTGCAATCCGCCCATTTTTTGTATTGCTAATCACATTATGCTTATTACTATTATAACCGCTAATCCGCCTACAGCGATCACAGAGCCTAAGATAATACTAATGACCATAAAAGTATCATGAAACTCTTCTTTGCGCTTCATACGCTGTCTAAGCAATTCTTTTTCCTGCTCTTTGGCTTGCTGTATTCTTTTAGATCTTTCAGCAATAATCCCTGCCCAAGTGCCATGCCCAAATCTTAAATCAATTAATGTAGATATTTCCTGTATTTGTTCCTGCGCAAGTTTTGCATCAATTATTTCCTGCGCTACTGATTCAACGCCTAGCTGTTTAGATATCGAATGGCGGTTGCTTTTTCTATTTCTGTCTTTCTGGACTTGTTTTTCGCCTGCAAACAGATCATCAATTTGTTTAGCAATTTGACCTATGTCATTGGCAGTATTAATATTTGACTTTATAAAATCAACGCTTGCCTTAACTAAACTAATGCCTGTAAGAACTTCTGCTACAACCATTACTTTTCATTAAGTCGGTCTAACTTATCCTCTAAACGATGTAAATATTCTAACACTCTATCCATTTGTTCTTTAACTTCAGAACGGCTTGCAAAATCTTCTCTAGTCCTATTTAGCAATATATCAATTCGCTTTACATCATCCGCCTGACTTTTCCAGAGATAGCCAATAACACAAATTAGAATGCCAATAATAGCATCTACAAAAATACCAAAATCCATAGTTAATTACCCTCTCTCTTTCTTGGAATGCAAAGCGCATTAATGTAACTGCTTCCTGCAATTACCTGCACATTATTTTGTTTTGAAATTTTAGTTGCGTATTCTATGCAAGTATCTAGATCTGAAAATGCTATTTCTGAAACTTGTTGATTATTAATAAAAACCAACAGCACCCAAAATAGTTTTATGCGGTTGCTCCATACAAATCATTAAATGAAATTGTACTTGATGAAGGTACGCCAGTGTTTACATTGCTTGTTCGGTTTTGAACAGAAGTTATACTGCCTTGTGCTAGACTAGAAGAAATAGCTGTATTTTCTTGTTGAAACTGTGCGCCACCACCATTTACTTGGTAAGCTAAATGTGTTGCACCTATTTGGCTAGAATGTATTGCCCCTGAGAAACTTTGATTAGAAGTAACTGTTGCATTTGTATTTACGCTATATGCGTGTGATGCTAAATAATTTCCAACTCTTGTTCCACTTGAGTTTGAAAAGAATATATTAGTAGCACCTCCTGCAAAACCACCAGTGTTTGCTACAGAAATAGTAGATAAGATGCTAGAGTTTGTTGCTACTGTATCACCAGAAGCAAGCGTTGTTGGAAGTGCAACTGTTGTTATTGTATTATATGAGCCATTTTCACCTAAAGAACCGCCACCTGATGAAGCACTCTTTGTTATTGTACCACCAGAGTTGCTTGTAGATGTAGAAGGCACTTCACTGCCACCCCTGTACAAATCGCTCATTGATATTGCACCAGATATACCAAATTCAGTTCGCATATCATCCATGCTTATTGCACCACTACTTTGAAGAGTCATAACAATCACAACTTTGTTTTAATATTTCTACTTCTTTTTTTAGATCTTTAATTGCTTCAATAAGAACGCCAACTAAATTTCCATAAGCAACTGATTTATATTCACCATCCTCTACAACTTCTGGTATTACTTTTTCTACTTCCTGCGCAATAACTCCCATGCCTTTTTCTGCACTTTTTGTATAAGTAACACCTCTTAAATTCATTACTTTATCTAAAGCATTTTCTATTGTTTCTACGTCTGTTTTTAATCTTTCATCTGAAAAAGCTGTAATATTACCAGAAGCAGTTATGGTTGTAGAAGCAGTTATTGCACCAGTAACAGCAAGAGTAGATCCATTATAAGTTAAATTAGCTTCAGCTTCTAATGTATCAGCAGTGCCACTGCCTGTTATAATTCTATTATCAGCATTATTGTTAATAGTTGTTAAAGTAACTGTTCCAAAAGATAATGCGCCAGATCCATCTGTTTTTATAAATTGATTAGGACTGCCATCAGACGTTGGATAAGTTAAACCGCCAATTGTTGCATTCGTTATTGTTGCACCTGTCATAACTGGTGATGTTAAGGTGCTTGCTCCAGTATCCATATTTTTTAACAATGCACCTAACGCCCTAAGAGCATTATTAATATTTGATGGCGCAGTACCTTCACCTATATCAACACCATTGATATCTGTATTAGATCCTGCGGTAGCTGAAAAACCTGCTATTGTTGAAATTGTCATTTATTTGCTCCTTAATATATTTGCAACATATTTTTATTTTTGGGTGGGTGTTGTAAAGGCGTATCAACAAATGTATCTAGCAAACCCCCATAACCTCTTTCAATTGGGTAATCTATCAATCCTCTATTAATTTGTTCAAAAGGATATTTAGTTTTTTTAAATGGACTTTCTACAGTTGTTAATCTTGGGTCATTCCCCATTCTTGCAGTAATTGCTCTTGCTTCAACTTCACCTAAAGAATCTTTGTAAATATCAAAAAGCAACCCTTTCGCTCCTGCTTTGTCGTAAATATCAACTTTGTTTAACAGGTCACCTGCTTTTTTATCTTTTTTTATAGCTTCGTTAAAATTTTGATATCCTACAATTTTAGGGTTTGCTTTTCTTTCTAGTTTTTTTATTTGGGATTGAATTTGCTTTCTATCTTTATAATTTGATAAAGTTTGTTCAACATTTTTTGGTCTGTATAAATCAGGAATTTTACCATATTTTTCTTCAAATTCTAAGTTGTATTTTTTAAGATTTTGATCATGGATGTATTGGAACGCTTTGTTCATCCATTTATCTCTTTCAACACTTTTTCGTTTAGGAAATTTTCCTAATTTGTTAATAATTTCGCTACCATATTCGTACCAATCAGATTGATTAAACAACAATCTTGGTTGCAGACCATAATCTCTTGTTGCAAGGTCTTTAAGTTTTGCAAGATAATCAGCTTGATATAAAGGTGTTAGTTGTTTTTTAATTTGTTTATAATCTAAATAATCATCTGTATTATTGGACTGAATATCACTTAAAAAACTTTTGTGTTTTTTTAACGTATGTTTTATTGCATTAACACTTGTATTTGTTCCACTAGCAAATCCTTCTTTATCTTGAATCCAGTGTTGAATTTCATGTAGTAAAGTCTTTTTAATTTCATTTTTATTAACGGCATATTTTTCATCTGTTGATGCTTTTACAATTTCTTGACCTTTTTCGTTTTTACCCATTTTATAATAAAAGTAAGGTGTATTTATAGAAATAGTTTTTCTTGAAGGGTCATACATTCCTTTATGACTAGCATTAACATCATTGTAAAAATCTACTTTTATATCTTTTGCATCTGGGTAGGCTTTATAAAGTTCATCATGTTTTAAAATATTTTTTAAAGGCTGTTGTGCAATTTTATAATTAATATCATCAGCAAGAATAGTAGTTTCAAAAGCCATATCTTTAACTGTTTTTAAATTAAGCACAGATTTTTCATCAGGAATTTCAAACCTAATTTTTTCATCTGGGAGTTGAAATAACCCAACCCCATATTTTTCATTTGTTTTATCAAAAAATTCTTTTTGATTTGTATAACCTCGCCAATCTTTACTTTCTTCTAATAAACCTTGCACTTCTTTTTGTTTTTCCAACATATCTTTTGTTAATGAAAGTCTTAAATTATCCGATTTATCCATTAGTAGTTTTATTTCGCTAGATGGTTTTGCAATTTGATTTAAAGGCTTATCAACGTCAGACCATATTTTATAATCATCAATAATTTGTTGCTCAGTTTTTATTAAATCATCTACTTTGTCTAAATTTTTTAAATTAGGCGGATAAGTTTTTGCTCTACTGCCTGCGAACATCCCAATTGAATTTTTTGGCGTTCCTAACAAACCAGAACCTGTATAAGCTGTTCCGCCTGCTAAAAGTCCTAAATTATTTATTTCATCAATTGCCTGCGAACTTAGTTTGCCATCAACTGGAACAAACTTATTGCTAACTGGTCTATTTTGATTAAAAATAAAATTTGTTAATGGAATAGTACCTTCATCAATAGTGCCACCTGCCATTTTTCCAGATTCAAGCAAACCGCCACCTAAATCTCCTAATCTAGATAACATATTAGGCAATGCTAAACTAAGGAAGCCTAAAGACGATGAATAAGGCATATTTTGTTGCGCCATATTAAATCCTAATTATTCTGTTGTTCTATTGCTGATAAAGGTAATTGAACTAAACCTTTTCTGATCATATTTCCTAATTGTGGTATTTGATTTGCAAATTTGTTAATGCCTGCCATACCGCCTTTTGTGTAAGCCAAAGAAGGTATTGCGCTTAAAAGCATTAAAGGTAAACTTCCAGTTGTTACACCAGTTCCACCAGTTAACATTCCTGCTGTTAATAATCTTTCAGCCGTACCAGAATTAGGTACTTTTGAGCCTAGCACTCTTTTGCCTGCACCTGCTATATCACTAAATGGCATTTCAGCCATTGAAGATACTTTCTTGCCTTTAGACAGGTCTGCACCTTGTACTGCACTTACTAATTGGTTAGGAGTAAAAAAATCATTTTGGTTTTGACTTTTTACAGTTTTTTCTAAAATCTTATACATAGAATATGATTGATCAGTTGCTGTTAATTTAGCACCAACTTCTGGATCTACTTGTTTAATAACATTTTTAATTTCTTGTTGAACTTCTTTAAGCGTACTAGCAATTAATGCATCATCTGGACTTGAACTTTTATTATATTTAATTATTCTTTTACCTAAATTGCTGTATGCCCTTTTTAAATTTTCGCCTGTAAGCTGTCCTGTTTCATTATATTTTAATAAAAATTTATTTATTTCATTTTCAGCTTTATCAAATAATGGATCATCAATTTTAGCACCAATAGAATTTAACAATATTTCATCTACATTGTTTGTAAGGATTTGAGTGGCATTTGCATCTAATGTAACGCCCTCTAATACATCATCATATTGTTTAGAAATCTTGTTTGCTACAATCTTTAATGCATCACCGCCCATTTGCGTAGCATCATCTAATTTTTGCCCAATAGGTGTTAATGCATCATTAAAAGCAATTTTATTAAATGTTTCAAATTGCCTTGACCTTGCACCTCTTGGAAGGCTTCCAATTAAAGGTATACTTTCAAATGCATTCTCAAAAAATGTTCCTGCTTTACCTGTCAATTGCCCTAAAGTTAAATCCATACCCTTACCTTTAAGCAACCCTAAGTCTGATATTCTTTGTGTAATATTTCCAAAAGCACTTGGACTTAATGCGTTTATAACTTTATTACCAACTGCGCCTAAAGGTGCGCCAAAAATTGCACCGCCTAAAGCACCTTCACCCCTGTCTTGCAAATTGCCATCAGCCACTCCTGATCCATATATTGCGCCCTGAGTTGCACCAGTTACTGCACCTCTTTGCGCTGTTCCTGCACCGCCCATTATTTTGCTAATTAATGGAGCAAGTCTTGCTGTTGTAGCTGAAGTACCTGCTAATCCGCTTGTACCGCCTGTAAATGGAGATGCTAACAAACTTCCCATAAATGGTAGCATTGCACCACCCACTTCAGTACCTAAAGATGTTTTAGGAAATTTATCCTGAAAGCCACCAATTTGCTCTCTTTCACTTTCAAGAATTTTATTATAATCACCGCCTAACAATGCTCCTGCTCCTGCAACAAGTTCATCACCATAACCAAAAGTTAAACCTTGCCCTGCGGATCTAGCTACATTTGTAGGTGTAAGATTTCCTATTTTTTGATTTTTTTGCTGAAACTCCTCAACAGTAAAACCTTGTAATCTAATAAATTTGTCAATAGCTGATCTAGGCGCACCACCATCAATTAATTTTAAAACATCTTTCCTTGTTTCTAAAAAAGATCTAGCCATTACTTATCCTCTTTATCTAATATTGTTGAAATTATTTGATCATCACTCATTTCAGAAAGATCAGTTAGATTTTGATTTGTAGTTGTTGCGCCTGTAATTAAATTTGTAACCACAACTTCTGGGCGTAAATTATTTGCTTCAGCAATTTGCCTGTAAGTCATTTCTCTTTGTTTGTGCGTAGCTAATTCAGTTCTATACAATTCTTCAGATTGCCTTAAAAAATCTGCTCTTTGCGGAGCAGTCATTCTTTGACCATCTTTTGCTTTATTGTAAATACCAGTTATAACATCACCCCAACCTTTAGCATTTTCAACATTAGCAAATTCGCCTTCTCTAACTGTAGAAGTTGGATCTAATACTTTCATAAAAGCAAAGATCATTGCCATATCACCAGAAGCTGTGCCGTTAGCACTTGATCTAATTTTATTTATTGAAGAATTAATTTTAATAAATTCTTTACTGGCTTGCATAAATTCTTTTCTTAAACTTGCTTCCTGACTAATTTGTGTTTTGGAAATTCCTGCATCAGCATCTACACCGCCAATAGGCACTACTGTACCATCAGGTAAAACTTCAAAAAATTGATCACCTGCCTGCCTAATATCTTTTTCATATGCGCCAGTATAATCTTGCATAGCTTCACCAATATTACCTATTGTTGCGCCAATTCCTCTGTTTGTAACTCCAACTTGAGGTCTTGATAATTGTGCCAGTTTTGAAGCAAATTTTAAATTAGCCATTCTTTGCTGTTGATTTTGTGGATCTACAAAAGACATAGCACCACCTAATAAACCGCTTCCAATACCTTTTAATCTATCGCCCATAGTCATAGGCGGTGCTTCATAAAATGGTTTTGATACAGGCGTTGGAATGTTACTAAATTTTGGTTTTTGCAATGGATTTGGAGCAAAATCTAATTGATTTAGCAAAGTTGGATCAAACATCCCATCACTTAATGAAGAAGAAGATGGCTTTGGTTGTGGCGTATTTACGTTTGATTTAGGTTGGCTATTTTCCCCAGAATTTAAAAAAGGCAATATTTTAATAAGTTCTGCAAGGTTATCTAACATATTTGACATTATTACACCCCAAAATCAAATGGATTTAAAAAATTAAATGGATTGCCAGAACCAATATTTGCTAACATTAATAAAGTTGCCAACGCCTGACCGCCACCATCACTGCTTACTGGCTGTACAACTTCACTTCCAAAAGTGCCTTTATTAATTAAATCTGCATACTCATTTAGAAATGCAAATGGATTAGATTGTTCTGCGCTGTAACGTCTTACTGCATCATTAATATCAGCCTGATCATAGGCTTCACGCTCTTTACCAACTCCTGCTAGTACATTGTAATCTTGATATGGAATTGCTGATAATGCATCTGCCTGATTTAATAATCCATTTTGTATTGCCCTCTCATTCGCATAATTTCTATAAGCAATATCCTGCCCTGTATCCGCCATGCTATCAGTTAAAGTATCTTCTGCCCTGTTTCTTGCCTGCGCATATAAACCAGAACCTAATCTACCAGATCCTGCAAACTGGCTATCAATAGATGGCGCAACTGAAGTATTAAAATTTTCAATCATAGGGTTTGTAGCATTTGCAATCGCACCTTGAAGATATTGATTGTCACCTGACAAAAAATCCCCTTTTAAAGTAGACGTAGCCAAGTCAGTTAATGGCTTTGTCATTGGATTGCCTGCCATTGCGATATCTCTAATGCCAGATAAAGCTGTTTGCGTTTCTGGTGATGCGCCTGCGACAGTAGAACTTGGATAATAAGCTGACTGCCCCTGATTATAAATATTACCTGCCTGCCCTAATATGCTTTCTAAATATGGCTTTGCATATGCAGGGGGTTGCGTAATAGTTGTTTGCGATGTTGGATTGCTTCCGCCTAAACTCATGATTTTATAACTCCTTTGTCAGCACTACGGCTTCTTTTTTGTGATCTTGAAACACTTTTTCCCATCCTTTTCTTCCTAATATTTCGATTTTTTTACAGCCTTTACGTTTTGCCCATATCTGTATTTTTGGATAAATATCTAACAATTCATCCATCTTGCCACCTGCCAACCAAATCCTGCATGATTTGTATTTTGGGTATCTGACAATTTCTAAAATTCCTGCACTGTCTTTAAGAGCCACTAAAAAAGCGTGTCCGCTTACTAGCATTCCAAAAATATCTAAAAGAGAATGTGTCTTATGAATGTCAATTGCAGGTCTTAAAAATTCCGCGCATCTTAAATATTCAACACCTAATTTAAGAGGGTCTTTTTTACTGACAATCATGTGTAATTTAAAATTCTATTTTTCTTTTTCTTTTTTGCAGTTAATTTAGCTTTTTCAAATTGCGCATCAGTCGGTGCATTTTTGTTATTTTTATTTAACATTTTTTCACCAGATCCTTGTTTTATTCTTTGTCTTTTTGCATGAATATTTCGATACAATGACATTATACTCCTACCCTTCTTATAGCTATTTTGTGTGATTCACCGAATGTTTTTCCTGCTCGCATTAGCCTTTTCATTTCCGCCATATGCTTATTAGTGTGATGTACTTTGTGTCGTGCAAGTGCTTGCTCTTGCCTAGCAGTCAATTTTTTTTTCATGGTTATCCTAAAATTATATATGAGAAAAGTCTGGTATTAGAATTGTTA